CCTTTTTTAATACTAAAAACTTTTAAATTATGTCATGTGATATTACAGCAGGTAGAGCAGAAGTATGCAAGGACTCTATTGGAGGACTAGACGCTATCTACTTTGTTAACTACGGAGACGCTCCTTATTCAGATGTTGTCTTTGACTCTACAAATACAGATGTTATCGAGACTATCAACCTAACACCTGGAACAGTTTCAGCATATAAATACGAATTAAAAGGAGACGAAAACACTTTTGAAGAGACTATCACCTCAGACCGTAACACGGGAACAACTTTTTTCGAGGGAGTTCTTAATGTGTCTTTGAAAAAGATGGATTTAGCTACTCACAAAGAGGTTAAATTGTTAGCGTTCGGACGTCCTCACATTGTTGTTGGAGACCGTAACGGAAATTTTTTCTACATGGGCGCACATTGGGGTTGTGAACTTACAGGAGGCTCTATTATGTCAGGTGGTGCTATGGGTGATAAGTCTGGTTATACTTTGACCTTCACAGCACAGGAGGCTATCCCTACACCATTTATGGAAGCTACAGACGAGGCAGGTTTGAATACTGCTGGTCTTAACGTTGTTACTGCGTAAAAAGTAACTCTTTCATGTTTAAGCAGGGGGTAGTTGTATAACGCTCCCTGTTTTTTAAAATTACAACAAGTGAAAAATATAAAAGATAGAATCAATTCTCAATTATTCAAAGCTCAGGAGGTAGAGCTGAAAGCGGAGCGGATTGAGTTAACATTGATAGATGATATTTGGGACGGGATAAGAGCTTCTCAAGAAATTTCTAAAAAAAATCAAAGTGTTTTCAATGAGGCAAATAGTATGTTGAGTGAACAGAGAATAAGAATGCAGAAGTCCGTTAAGCAACTAAAAAAATACCAAGGGGCTTTTTTAGCAGCAGCAAAAGAGCTGGGTATAAATGGCACAAACAACGAAAACTACAAGATGTCAGTTAAGGTTATTGATGAGCAAGAGCAAAAAATAAAAATACTAGGTAAGGCAATATCCGCTTTAAAGTAAAATTAAAGCAATATTATATTTTTTAGAGCGTTTTTTTACGCTCTTTTTTTTGTTAAGTTCTTTTCTTAGATGCCTTTCTTGCTCTCTTATAAATTCTTCAATCCAATAGTTCATTTTACCAAGTTTTTAAAATATAGGTTTCTTTGAATGGTGTAAAGTTTCCGTTATCGTCCCAATCTTGAATATCAATAGTCACGTATGTAAATCCGTTCAATTTAGACTCAAAAGTATAAACACCAAAAGCTGTCATTTTGTTTGCTTCTTCAATTGTGATAACTTGATTTTTCATGTTTTTTTCTGCTAATATACAAAAATTAACACAATACCCACTTTCTTACGTTATATTAATATGATTATTCTACAAGAGACACCGAGCGCACAGGATTTTAAAATTATCCCACGCTCATACTTTGCAGATAGTATGAAGATTAAAAACGAGACAACAGGCGAAGAGCTTACCTACACCATTACAACTTCATTAGATGGGTATTATTTAACATTCTCTAAGGCTGTAACATTAAAAGAAGACACTTTCTACAATTTAACTGTTTTGGATGGTTCGGATATTGTCTACAAAGACAGAATTTTCTGTACTAATCAAACTACGTCAACATACACTGTAAGTAATAACGAGTACACAAGTAACTCAACAGATAACGACTATATAACGCTATGAGTAAAGACATAAATATAATTGAATTATCACAGTATACGGCTCCTGAGATTGTAGAGGATAGCCGAGAGGATTGGGTAGAATACGGCTCCGACAATATGCACTATAATTGGCTTATTGACCGCTTCCATTATTCACCTACCAACAACGCTGTAATAAATAACATGGGGCGTTTAATCTATGGGCGTGGAATTAGTGCAATCAACGCAAGACGTAAAACAGCAGAATACACAGCTCTAAAGGCTTTATTTACTCCAGATGTATTGAGAGGTATTTCACAAGGTTTGAAGCTGTTAGGAGACGTTTATATTCAATGTATCTACAATAAGCAGCACACACGCATTGAAAAGGTAGACTTTTTAACGGCTAATTATGTACGCCCTGAGAAGTGCAACGAAGAGGGAAATATTGAAGGGTACTACTATTGCTACAATTGGGAGGACGTAAAGACATACAAACCTAAACGAATTGCAGCTTTTGGAACATCTAAGGATGAGGTAGAGCTTTTGCGTATTATGCCCTACTCTGTAGGTTTTAAGTATTTCTCTCCTGTAGATTATCAAGGCTGTCTACCTTATGCAGTACTAGAGGAAGAGATTAGTACTTATTTAATTAACGAGGTTAAGAATGGCTTCTCTGGGACTAAGGTTATTAACTTTAATAACGGGCAAGTAGGAGACGATAAGCAACGCGAACAATTAAAGCGTAGAGTAATGTCAAAGCTCACAGGCTCGACAGGTGAGAAAGTTATCGTTTCATTTAATAGCAATGTAGAGAACAAGACTACCATTGATGATATACCGTTAAATGATGCCCCGCAGCACTATGAATATCTATCCAAAGAAGCAGAACAAAAGATTTTAATAGGTCACAATGTAACTAGCCCAATGTTAGTAGGTGTTGTTACGGATAACCAGGGCTTTTCTAGTAATGCAGAAGAGATTGATATAGCAGCGAAATACTTCTATAATACAGCCGTCAAGCCTTATCAAGATATGATCATTGAGGCAATAGAGCAAATTCTAACTTTCAACGGTGTTACAGGTTTAGATTTGTATTTTAAGCGTCTCAACCTACTTGATTCTGTAGAGGAAAAAGCACAAGCAGAAGAAGAAACAGCACTGTCTTTGGAAGCTCAAAGAGCAGACTGGATAGATGAATTTGGAGAGGATGAAAGCGAAGAGTGGGAGTTGATAGATAGCCGAGAAGTTGACTATGACAAAGAGCAAGAACTTGACGCGCAACTATCAGAAATGAACAAGGCAGCAGCGCAAGCAGATAAAACCACACTTTCTAAAATATGGGAGTTCGCCACAGGTTGGGCGAAACCTAACACAGCAAGCGAGCAAGACAAGGAAATAGACGGTTTCTATTTTAAGGTTCGATATAAGTACGTAGGTAACAAAAGCCCAGAACGTGATTTTTGTAGGCAAATGATGAGAGCCTCTAAAATTTACCGAAAGGAGGATATTATGAGAATGGAGTCTCTAGGGCTTAACAAGTCACACGGACATAACGGAGAACCTTACTCAATTTGGCTCTACAAAGGCGGGGTTTCATGCCATCATAAATGGGAGCGCAGAACGTATGTAAGTACACAAAAAAGAGCTTCTATAGGTTCCGCTAAGACAAGCCAAGTAAGTACAAACAAGGCACGTAAATTTGGCTATAGACCAACCAACGAAAAAGAGGTTTCTATGATGCCAAAAGATATGCCAAGACAAGGACATCACCCAGATTATAAAGGATAATGAAAGCACTATTAATTACACGCGAAGACATAGTTAAAAAGACTGTAATGAATGGGAACGTAGACACCGACCAATTCATTCAGCATATTGAGATAGCTATGGATATACACATTCAGAACTATCTGGGGACTGACTTACTTGTTAAGATTCAGTCTCTAATAAGCGCAGGAACTATAGGAGATGCAGGAAACGAAGACTACAATACCTTATTAGTGAAGTACGTTAAGCCTATGCTTATTCATTGGGGAATGTACGAATATCTCCCATGGGCTGCATACACTGTAGCAAATAAAGGAGTTTACAAGCATACAAGCGAAAACGCTGAAACAGCACAAAAAAACGAAATAGACTATTTACAAGAAAAACAAAAAAAGACAGCAGAGAATTATACTCAACGATTCCTAGATTATATGGATTTTAACGCAGGGGAGAAGTTTCCAGAATACTACTCAAATAGTAACGAAGACGTAGACCCCTCACAAAGTACTAACTTCTCAGGCTGGGTGATCTAATGGAAAATACTATAAAATTAATAAAAGCCTACGGAGCGACTGCAGTCTTAGTTTTATGGCTTGCCAGTAACAATTTAAGAATAAAAGAAATTGAAGAAAAGCTATACAGGTGCTATGAAGACCAAATTGCAATGGATTCGCGAAGTAGTAGCTACAGAGTTAACGAAGTGGAACTTTTAGCAAAAAAAGAAAAAGAAGTTTCAGGAAAAAGAAAAGAGTGGATATGAAAGAGTTACTAGTTATTTTAGACGCAGGACACGGAGGATTAAATCCTAACAGTGGCGAATATACAACACCAGGGAAGCGCATGGTTAAAGATGACGTTGAATTCTATGAGGGTGTAAACAATAGGGATAACGTAGAGCGAATCAAAGAAGCGTTAGAGGCTTTAGATATTGAATGCGTAGAGGTTGCCCACGAATGGAGAGATACACCTTTAAGCAATAGAGTACGACAAGCTAATGAACTCGCAAGAGGCAGAGAGGCTGTTTATTTATCTATTCACTCAGACGCGGCAGGAAACGGCAAAGAGTGGCATACTGCGAAGGGTTTTAGTGCTTTCATTTATAACTCCACAAGAAGCAAGAAAACAAAGCTACTCGGGCAACTTATGCAACAGGAGCTAGTTTGTAACCTTGGCGAATTATCAAGAGATAGAAAGCTAAGAAAAGCAGATTTTAAAGTGCTTAGAGAAACTACAATGCCCGCTTGTCTAATTGAGGGGGGCTTTCACACTAGCGAAAGTGAGGTTAATTTAATGGTTACTGATGAATGGAAGGATGCATTCACTAAAGCTGTAGTAGATGCGGTTTTGATTTACATTTCAGAGCTATAAAAAAAACCCCGCCCACAAAAGCAGACAGGGAAACCTAACAAACACAAAATTTATTGACACTTCAAAGTTAAACATATTATTTCAATATGAAGTACATTTTATTATTCTTTTTATTAACATCCTGTACAGCTTACCAACACTTAAAGAAAGCAGAGAAGCACACTCGAAAGGCAATAGCTAAAGGAGCTACTATAGAAAAAGATACTTTGCGAATCGCGATAAGCGATACTGTAACAGATATAGATACTTTAGATAATTATATTCGAGTAACTAAAACAATTAGAGATACCTTATACATACAAGGCAACACCACTTACATCGCTAAATCAAGAACTGAGGCAAGACAAGAGCAAAAAACAGAACGCAAGAAAATAAAAGAAGAGAATAAAACGCAAAGAAAGCAAGCTAAGCAAAAGAGGAAAGAGAGTTTTTTCTATAAATTTAGGAGTATGTTATTTATTTTACTTATATTGGGCGCATTAATTTTGGGCTATAAGCTCTTTAAAAAAACATATTAATGTGTAACACGATAAAAAGAAACCGTTTATTCTATGACATAGAGACTAGCTTCTGTGAAGGTCATTTCTGGAGACCTGGGTACAATCAAACGATACTACCGCACCAAATAACAAAACACGCTCAAATAATTTGTATCTCATGGAAGTGGGAAGGGGAGGACGAGGTTCATCACTTAGATTGGGGTTTAAAAAAGCAGTGTGATAAAAGCCTATTGAAGAAATTCATAAAAGAGCTAGATAAAGCAGACGAGATTATAGCACACAATGGGGACAGGTTCGATATTAAGTGGATTCGTACAAGAGCAGCCTTTCACGGTCTGCAAATGAAACACACGTATAACAGTATAGACACGCTCAAATGGTGCAAGAAGTACCTTAATCTACCTTCAAACAAACTAGCGGAGGTTTGCAAGTATTTCAATCTAGTTAATAAAATAGACGCAGGAGGGATCAACACATGGGTAAACGTGGTTTATCACAAAGACAGAGAAGCGTTAGACCACATGCTTTACTACTGTGATGGTGACATCCTAAGCCTTGAGGCTGTATTTAATAAGCTGCTACCATACGCAGCCCCTAATATGCACTATGGCGTTTTACGTGGAGGTGAGAAATTCGAGTGCCCTAGCTGTGGTAAGTTACCTAAATGGAACAAGACCTACACAACGGCAGCAGGAACAGTACAGCACTATATGAAGTGCAGAGATAAAGAATGCGGTACTTACTTCAAAGTAAACAATAAGACCTATCAGGACTATATTACTTACAAAATCCGTAATAATATTAAATAGTCTAACTTACTAAGTTTAAGAGCCTTACAGAAATGTAGGGCTTTTTTTTTAAAATAAATCTGTGAATATGTTTGTACATATAAACATTGTTACTATCTTTGTTCTATACAAAAACACAAAACACATGGATATCTACAGTATTGAAGTCGGGAATATCTACAACGACGAAACAGAAAGCACAGGGCATTACGATTACATTGAGGATGCCTATTATGAAGCTGCTGAGATAGCAGAAGAAATGCACAAGCAAATCATAGAGAAGTATAAGGACAACCCAAAGTATGAACCAGAAGCATTTGACTTTACAGAGGATATTATCTATAAAGAACAAGTTAGAGACGCTTACGAATACCATTTAGATTATTAATTATGAAAGCATACATTGAAACAGTAAACAGAATAAACAGAGCAATATGAAAACATTTGAATTTTTATGCGAGAAGAACTATCTAATCGCTGTAAGGTCAAGGTTTAACGTTAAACAGACAGTCGATAAATTAAAACAAAAAGGGTTAAATCCTATTTCATATCTAGAATTAGATGAGCTAGACGCTGAATTTATAGAGATAAATTATACTTTTAAATAATAAAAAACATGAATTTTAAAGAATTAGCAAACCAACAGGCAGTTATTAATTTAGTCGGTAAAGATATAAGTTTGGAATTTCAATATGCTGCCTCTAACTTACTAAACTATGAAACGGTTTTACCAAAAAAGATAAACGGAGAGTATTATGATTTTGAGGTGTCTGTTTTTTATGAATCCTCTGAGTATTTTTCAATTTATGAAACGATGGAGGATATTTGTTACAAAAGACAAGTTTTTGAACTTAAAGTAAAGACCAGAAAGCACACTAAAACCTTGTACCATAAAAAATACATTAATCCAAATAAATAAACATGAAAACACAAAATAGAATCCATAGCTTTTTTAACCGTTCTAAGGCATCCAATTTGCCCGAGAATACATACACGCCAAACACAGGGAGAAAGTCGCTCAGAATCGCTAAAACAGTGCAACCAGACGAACGAGCTACATTCAATGAGGTATTTATTAACGCACGAAAAGAATTAATGAAATGATATATAGTATAGAATACTTAAACAGAGACAGCAAACACCATGAATTTTTTCGAGTAGATGATTTGCTATTTCATTTAGAGAATGATTATTCAGGATGCGCAGAGGTTTCTATATATGTGACTGATGATTCTATAGGGTTTGAACCAGAATTATTTTGCACCGAAGACTGGAATGCAGAGGAACTTAGATTTATGGCTAATGCTTTTAATCGAATGGCTAATAAATTAGAAAAATATAAATAAAATGAGATACAAAGAAGCAATAGAAAAATATGAGTTAGACTCTAAAAGTAGAAAGAGAGAGAACGTATGGAGAAGAGCTATAATAGCAAATGAATTAAGAGATAGAGGTCACACGACTACAGAAGTAGGTAAGCTATTTAATAGAGATCATAGCTCTATAATTCACATGGCAAAACTATACACTGCATGGAGTATGTATCGAGATTTCAAACTGTTTAAGGCTAGATTTATGAAAGAAATGTGTAGCTTAACACTGGAGGACAAGTTGATGATGTGCGAAACGTTTGACGATTTTAAACGACTACAGGGAGAAACCCAGACGGTTAAATAAAAAACAAAAAAAAGTAGTGGGTTTAAATAAAAGCACTTATATTTGTAAAAACTAAAACAAAAAAAATGGCAGAAAACAAAAAAGGTTTTATCCTTTATGCAGATTTAGCTCATACATTTGAGCATTTGAGTAATGAACAGAGAGGTGAGGTTATTTGGTGGGTTTTACAGTATGTTAATGATTGCAATCCAGAGCCCTTAAAAGGGTTACTAGCAGCAGTAACAGAACCTATCAAGCAACAACTTAAACGAGATCTGAAGAAATACGAAGCACGTTCAGAACGGGCGAGGGAAAACGGCAGGAAAGGAGGGAGACCTAAAGGTGAAACAATAGCGTATTCTGAATCGGGGAAAGTTATCCCGACAGAGTCTAAGAGCAAGCATTTTGTTTACTTACTGGTTGATAAGGGTACAGGGTGTGTAAAAGTTGGGGAGACTAAAGACTTAAAGAAAAGAATTCTCAGTATACGTAAAGATGGTGAACGTTTAAGCGTTAAAGATGTCTCAGTTCTAGACTTTATAACAACAACTCGCGGTGAGGCTATAAAGGCAGAGAAGTATATTTTAGACGGTTATACTGACTATTCTATTGGCGGTGAGTGGTTTAATGCTGACTTACCTATTGGTCAAATAAAAACCCAGTGGGTTAAATTTATACCCAAAAAACCTGATACAGGTACAGATACAGGTACAGATACAGATACAGATACAGATACAGATAGTAATAATAAACAACTTCTAACGAAGTCGGATTTTGATTTTATTTTAAAAGAGATGAATTCTATATTCAGCAGGAAGTTTAAAGTTATAAGCGAAGCTACTAAGGGAAAGTATAAGGCTAGAATTAGAGAAGGCTTTACAGTTGACGATATTGTGAACTCAATGAAAGTGGTTTTTAATGATGAATTTCATAGAGAGAATAATTTTAAGTATATTACTCCAGATTATTTCTCTAGGTACAAAACACTTACAATGCACTCTGAGGAGTTGGTTAAGGTTTCTGGAACGGATAAGCTAACAGAAAAGGCTAAACAACAAATAGAATTATATGGCAATATTAAGTAAAGGCAGCGATACACAATATCTACTAGACTACAAACATGGAAGGATAGAGAAAGGCTTAGGTATAAATTGCGAGTTAGATAATAATCTAAGATTTAAAAGAGGGCAGTACTGCGGAGTCTTAGGAGGTAACAACGTTGGTAAAACTTTTTTCATGACTTGGTACTTTGCTTGTCTAGCTTCTATACATGGTTTAAAGTTTGGGCTATGGATGGATGAGAACAAGAAAGGCAAAGCTATGAGAGATTTAGTACAGTTCTACACAGGAGAGAAGCTAAAGGACTTATCAGATGAGATGATAATTAGGGTTAGCGAAGATATAGAAGAGAATTTTTATTTTATAGATAACTCCCAGCTTTACAAGCCCTCTGAATTGTTAAGTTTATTTGAATCAAAACCTACGGATGCTGTTCTTCTTGACCCATTTAACCAATTAAACAGACCTATAGGATATTCAGAAAATATACCATTCATCAGAAATATAAAACACTGGTGTAAAACAAAAGATATAACCCTATACTTGACAATGCACCCTAACACAGAGACAGGTAGAAAGTCTTACACATATCCAGATACTCACGAATGGGCAGGGCAGCCAATGATGCCGTTAAAGCACAACTCAGAAGGGGGAAGCGTTTTTTCTAATATGGCAGATGATTGGATAAACTTACACAGACTAAACAAACTAGACTCTATGAAATACATAACCATGCTTGACGTAGACAAGGTTAAAGATGTTGACACTGGAGGTAGTATAACAGGCTCGGATGATTACTTATTCTTTCACTTTAACGGTGGTAAGGGTTTTTTAATAAACGGAGTTAATCCATTACAGAAGAAGCAAAACAGTTATAGAGAGAAAACAGGACTACATGAGTTTATCTCAGATGAATTCTAAGCACCCTGAGAAGCGATTTAAGAGCATTTAAAGTAAAAATGGTATATTGATACCAGAGAACAAATAAAAACACGTTAGAAATGATTACATTCAAAAAAAGAACAGAGTACCAAGCAGACATAATTGCACATGATAGGATAATAGGAACACTATCTAAGATTGCAAACGCATACTATGAGCTAGAAATCGACTACGTTAGTACTGTAGTGCCTTTATCAATGGGCAGTAAGGTAAGAGAATTAATTCAAAAAATATACGCTCATAAACTACAAAGAGAGAAACGCGAAAGAGAGAGCCCTTTTCACCCTGCAAAGAGTAGACTACACGAAGAGCATGAAGTTAAAGGGAAGAGAATTCTAGAGCTTAACGATGAGCAATTAAATAATTTTGCTAAATTTGCTAAAAATCAATAACATGAAACGAATAAAGCAGTTCCCTAACTATTCAGTAACTAAGGATGGACAGGTTTATAGTCACAATAGAAACAAGTTTTTAGCTGAGCATTTTGATGGTAGGGGTTATCTTAAAGTCAATCTATACAGGCATGGAAAAAGTTTTAATTTTAGAGTTCATAAATTAGTAGCTATGGCGTACTTAGATTATGTACCAAACGGAAAACAAGATACAGTAATAGACCATATAGATAATGTAAAAACTAATAACAATTTGAGTAATCTGCAAATAATAACAAACAGGGAAAACACTTCAAAGGATAGGGTAGGCTATTCGTCTAGATATGTAGGTGTTAGCTGGTGTAAACACCATGAAAAATGGCTATGCAGAATTAGTAGAAACGGAAAAAATAAACATTTAGGATACTTTAATTGTGAAGATACGGCGCATAAAGTGTATCAAAGAGCCTTGAAAAATATAGAAAAATGAGTATAAACAGTAAAGACAAAGGCAACAGATTTGAAAGAGAGATTGCTAAACAGTTGAGTAAAAAGTTTAACACAAAAGCACAAAGGACTCCGTTATCTGGAGGTATGGATTTTCGCGGAGATTTAATAGTGTTAGATCAAAGAAGCATACTATTCAACTTTAGCTTTGAGTGTAAGAATCAAGAACGTTTAAACATCTGGAAGGCACTGCACCAATGTGAGAACGACTGCGAACGATGGAAGGAGCCTGTGGTTGTATTTACTAAAAACCATGAGAACACCTACGCGGCTATGCGGTTTGAAGATTGGATGAACTTAGTAAAGGAGTTAGAAGATTTAAGAAGCAGTGAATAACAACCAACTAAACAACACTAACTGCTTTTTTCTTTTTACCACTCATCATTGATATTTACCGTTCATCATTGATATTTGCCGTTCGTCACAATTTGCATATCGCGATACGAGGTAATGGCGTATATTTGAAGAAAACAAAACAGTCATGGAAATCACAAAAACACAATTAAAAAAAATAGCAAAAACCTATGCATCAGAAATGCAATTGAAAGAAAGTAGTTTGATGGGGTCTGAAAACGCATGTATTAGATTGTACGGAATGGACATGGTGATAAAAGAATTTTCAAAAGAAACAAAAAAATTATTTTACAAATTGGTTGAACAATACAGAACAAAATAATGAATTAGAAAGACGAAATATTGGAAACACGCACAAAGATTGAAGAAATGGCGCAAGCGTTAAAAGACAGATACGCAGCACCGACAAAAGCGCAAGCGGTTAACTATCTATTAATGATATACCCAGACGCGCACGTAAATAATTGTATAATTGCCTATAATTTGGCATTTAAAAAGTAATAGATGAAAGCAACATTGAACAAAAAGCTACACGAACGAGCGTTGGCAATTATTGAGATAATCGAAACAGCCGAACGAAGAATTGAACAACAGGAGCGCAATAAAGTCGAGATACCTTCTGTTTTTTTTAACATTAAAGATAGTTGCGACAAGCACATAGCAACCCACCGCGAAGCCATCGAACGGCTGGAAAAGTCCTACATTGAAACTGTTTACCGAATAAACAAAGCGATATGAAATACAAAGCAAAACTAACAACATCAACTGGCAGCGGTTACATCGAAGCGGACATCAAAGAAGAAGTCCAGGACACTATGCACGATTGGATGATTAACTACGGCATAGATTACAAAGGTGACAGGCTAGTAAAAATCCAGGAGAAAGCCCGACCGTCCGAAAGCATTTGGAAAAAGGGCAGTACTATTATTATTTGTAATTGGAATATACAGGAACTATGAAACCAACTAACTTTATAAACTTTCCAGAAGGGATAGACCCGAACAACTACCGAGTTAGCGGATACTTACAAGGAAAGGAACTTTGTTGGACAGCTATAATAACTTTTGACTTGTTCGATGTAGTGAGTTATTTACATTCGAGTGAGTGCCAAAGATCAGGCCGCGAAGTTATACACTGTATCGGCTACCGTGGGCGCGAGAAGAAAACAACAGTACTAACGATTGAAAAGAAATGACAGACGAGCAAAGACAAGAAATCAAAGACCAGATTGCCGAACTTGAAAAACAGTTGACAGGCGAAATGATGCAAGACATGGAAACAAAAGACAAAATCCACAACTTAGAAATGAAGCTGAACGGAACTAAACCAACTGACAGCCATTTTGACTGCGTTGGTTGTTCGGGATAAATTTTTAAATACAAAAGATCTTAAAAACAGAAATTATGTACAGCAAATAAAAAGCAAAGAATACATAAAAATAAAAGCGTTTCAATGATTTTTATTAGATGTTATTGCTATATTTACAGAAACAATTAAAACAGATAAACATGAAAGACGAATTCACAGAGATTTTAGAAAGTAAAAAGCTAAGCATTTATAAGAGTTTAGCAGAGTTCCAACAGGAATGCCCAGTAATACACAAGGCTACAAAAGCTCACCAATACAGCTATGCAGATTTACCTGCTATTTTTGAGGTAATTAATCCACTACTAGCAAAGCATGGTTTAGGCTTTACCCAGTTGTTACAAGGTAGCTCAATACAAACTATCCTATTTCATACTGAGACAGGAGAAACGCTAGAGAGCCTAACAGAGATACCACAGGACGAGGCTAGCCGTATGAACATCTACCAAAGTTCTGGTAGTGGTATTACTTATTTTAGACGTTACGCACTCTCTAGTATGTTGGGTATTGTTACAGACGTCGACACGGACGCACAAAAGCAACCTATTGCAGCGGATAGATTCGCAAAAGCGTTGGAAGGTATCAAGAAAGGAACTGTTAAGGCAGAGCAGATTACTAAGAATTTCAAACTAACTCCAGAGCAGGAGAAACAACTTAAAGCAGTATGAAAGATTTAAAGATTAGGGCGTCCTCTCTTGGGCGCCTTATGGCTACAAGTAAAAGCACAACGATAACAGAGAAGCAACTAGAAACGCTTAACGGGTTACTGTCTAAGATTAAACTAACAGAAAAACAAGCAGAGTTAAGAGATACGCTACTTCTTAAGCGTGATGCAGAGCCAGAACTAAGCGAGGGAGCTAAAAGTTATGTTAAGGAGTTGTATCAGTTCCATGAGTACGGAATACGTCAAGAGATCAAATCTAAATATTTAGACAAAGGTAACGAAGTGGAGAACCTTTCTATAGAGTTAGCGTCTATTTACATGGATGACTTTCTAGTAAAGAATGATGAGTACTTCGAGAATGATTTTGTATGCGGTACGCCTGACGTTGTTACTTCTGAATATGTTTTAGACGTTAAGAGCTCTTGGAGTGCTGCAACGTTTCCAATGTTTGAAACTGAGCTAAGAAATAAAATCTATGAGTGGCAATTAAAGGCTTATATGTGGCTCACAGGCTTAACAGAGTCTTATCTATGTTACTGCTTAGTAGAAACACCAGAGCCGTTGATATTGGACGAAATTCGTAGAATAAGCTGGAGCCGTGGCGAAGGTGCTGAAATTTCAGAAGAGACAGAGATAGACGTGAGAAACTATTTTGACATATCTAAAATACCAACAGAGCGCAGAATCAAAGTCTTTAACGTAAAATTAACAGAAAAAGACATTGCAGATATGAAGAAAAATATTAACTTAGCGCGAAAGTATTATAGTGAGATATGAAAAATTTTAAAACAATTTAAAAATGGGAGCATTATTAAGCGTAGGTATTAAACAACAAGACGGAACCTACAAGAATTACACGATAGGAGTAAACGACGAAACCAACGAATGGGGAAAGAACGTCTCTATTTGGGAGCAACAAACCAAAGAAGAGCGAGAAGCTAAAACTCCTAAAAGTTACTGCGGGAACGGTAAGGTTATTTGGACTGACGGTAAAGTGGTAGCTGCAGAGTGGCAGGATAAAGCTACAGCAGGAGCAAAAGAAAAAGAATCTGATTTACCATTTTAGTGACTTTCTCCGAAATAACGACTAACTTACTAGCTAAGAAGAATTGCTCTCTCTATGTTAAACGCATGGAGGGGGCTTTCTTCGTTCAAGACCTTCACAAGTATGTAAAGACTGACATGGCTATAGTAGCTAAGATAAGAGACCCGCGCAAAAGCGATAGGGCTAAAATGCTAAAAGAGCAGCTTCTTTACATTTATAGCAACTTTGATAAGATAGAAAAGCATTCGTTAAACTGGAAACCAAAAAAGAAAAAGAGATGATTGAGTATAATTTCCCGCAGTTCGTACAATTTAAAACTGTAAGCATGATAGAGGACACGGTCTTTGTTTATCACGCTCATAAGTTATTCACTAAGTTTGACGGTTGCGGCTACGACTACCATGTCTTTGTTAATACGGAGTCAGGGCAAGAGCTAACTGTACCGTTAACTCATCTGGAGTACTACTACACTGGCAACTTTCAAAACCTTAATTAATGGAATGGATCAAGAAACTAGCTGAACAGCATGAGACGTGGATTCATTACGCCCGTAAGATTGGCGCGGGTTCCGATGCTGAGGATTTAGTACAGGACGCGTACATTAAGCTAATGAACTCTAAAGCACTCAACGAAAAGAAATGCCCTACAGTTTCCAACGTTTATATGTTTAGAACTATGCACAACCTATTTGGAGACAAGTTAAGAAAGGGAAGTATTCCAACCGTTGAGTTGTTAGCGTATCAAGAACATGAAGATCCAACCAATATACCAGACAAGAAAGCCCTAGAGCTTATACATACTAAAGTAAATGAAGAGGTTAAAAAATGGGACTGGTACGATAGAATGTTGTTTAACTATTACAGATACTCAGAAAAGAGCATAAGACAGATACACGAAGAAACAGGTATCAGCACTGCGAGTATATCAAAGGACTTAAAAGAGTGCAAGGCTAGGATTAAAGAATCTGTAGGGGAGGACTACATGGATTACAAGAATGGAGAATTTGAATTGATAAGCAAATGAAAAGAATAATAGAAGCATACTATGAAACTATTGAAGAGATGTCAATAGAAATGAACAGGCTCAGAGATCAAAACAGAAAGCTAGAGCGTGAACTGCTACAGCTAAAGAATAAAGACTTTGAGTCTATGGTTAAATATCACAAAGAGAAAAACAATGAAGGAAATCAAGAACTTTCTTAGAGGTCAGATAGATGTGCTACAAAACGCACTATTTAAAGAGTTTGCCAAAGAAGAGGGTGCTAACTTAGTAAAGACTCAGGAACTGAATAACGATATAGTAGCAATGCACAGGACGTTGTTATCATTAGAGAAAACCGAAAAAATAGTACAGGATGGAATCAAAGAAGCCAAAAAGAAAGCGAAGAACTAAGGCAGAGATGGAAGCAGACAACGCAAAGAAGGTGAAAGAATCTAAAGGATTAGGAGACGCTGTAGAGGCTGTAACAAAAGTGACAGGTATTAAAGCCTTTGTTGAGTTTATGAATGGTGGAGAGCCTTGCTCTGGTTGCGAGAAGCGTAAGAAGTGGCTAAACAAGATCAGTAAACGCAGACCAGAAGCCTTAACATTGGATGAGTTTAATTTCATTGAGAGCATTAAGGACAAGAAACGCCTAACAGCCTCAGAGAATATTAACTTAGCAAAGACGCACGCTAGAGTTTATAGGACTACTTATGAGCCTCCAGGAAATTGCTCAAGCTGTGCAATACAGAAACACAAAGACCTAGTAATTCTGTATGAATCTTACTTAAAAGACATTTAAACATTAAAGCCGATTTGTAACAGAGTCGGTTTTTTATTATATTTACACCTAACAAATTAGGAATATGAAGTTTTTAAGAAAAACAAAATACTATGACGGTATAGTATACGAATGGAATTTACCAAGTGGCTTCAGTTGCCCTTTTGCACTTGAATGTTTAGTAAAAGTTGACAGGGAAACGGGTAAGTTTGACAATAAAAGCAATGCCTATAGATGCTATTCAGCTATGCAAGAAAGATTCCCAGCAGTACGTGAGCATAGGTGGAAAAACTTTGACTTTTTACGTAATGGAGGGATACCCGAAATACCAACAAAGGCGAAACATATTAGAATACACATGAGTGGAGATTTTTACTCACAAGAGTATTTTGATATGTGGCTAAAACTTTGTTCGGAACATAAAGACGTTGAGTTTTGGGCTTATACAAAAAGCGTTAACTATTGGGTGAATAGATTGGGTGAAATACCTACAAACTTAACATTGACAGCAAGTAGAGGAGGTAAGCATGATAACCTAATTGAAAAGCATAACCTTAAAAACGTTGAAATAATTAAAAAAAAGGAACACGCTAATGGCAGACCAATAGACGAAAAGGATAGGGAGGCAAGAAAGCCAAATGTTAACTTTTGCCTATTGGATAACTTTGCTAAATAGTATTATGCACAACGGACGAGTATATGGCAAGGTGGTTTTAAAAGTGCTGACCTATCGAGCTATAATAAACTTAATTAACAGCACTAAAGTAGCAGTTTGGAACGATGCCCCAATTTGCTATATACATTGTTAGGCATCTGTAAAAATTAATACAATGGAATACGAAGAAAAAATAAAAATGCTAAGGCAATTATTGGATGCCGTAAAAGAAGAAACAGAAACATATATTGACCACGAAAAAATGGTTGCAAATAGCGAAAACTACTTACTAATAATTGCTATTGAAAAATACCTTGAAAGGCACGCTTTTTAATTTTTATTGTGCCTAACAAAGATATAAAGTACACTAACCTATTTAGTATGAATAAGACAAGACTAAGAGAGCATTACACTAAATGCGAGAAGAAACAAAGACATAGAAAAGGAGAGAAAGCCTTTAGAGCTTTTAAGGTATTCATGGGATATTATCAAAACAATGAAGGATAAACACTATAACAACACTAATGGAAGCCTCTATAAGTTTGCACTTGAGCATAACTTAAACGCTTATGAGTTTGATATAATAAAGAGGGTAACAAGGTGCAGAAAGAAAGGTTTTTTCATAGAAGACTTGGAAAAGACAAAAAGAGTTGTAGATTTGTACCTAGAAGAACAAAAACATAAATTTAAAAACGTATGAAAAAAGAATTTTTAAAGAACGTAACAATGGCGGTAGTATGGTCTGCTGCATTTATTGGAATTTTATTCGTGATTAACGGATGCCAGAAGGAAAGTAAGAACTCAGGCAACTGTCAGTGCTATGAAGAACACGAAGAACTACAAGTACCTTCTCTACAATGGGAGGTAGAGTACACAACACCGATGCAAGAGGAACCATGTTCTAACGCTCATGGATGGGTGGAGACTTCACAGGGAACGCGATATAGAAAAATATGCCAGTAATGAAAGGCAAATATATAATAGAATACCCTTTAATTAATAGCTGCCAAAGAGAGAACGAATTCATAGAGTTTATGAGGAAGTATAAAAGTAAAAGCGGTACAGTTTACTTTAAGCTGATAGATGACCCGAATGTTAAGATTGTAACAGAAGATGAATACTTACGTTATATTAAGGAGGATTAATATGTTTAATTAACTATAAGAAACTATGCCATTCGAGAAAGGTAATACATACGGCACAGGAAGACCGAAGGGGGCAAAGGATAAAAAGACAGCAGAAGCGAGAGAGCTATTCTTAAACACTTTGGAAGGTCAGGTAGAGAATATAGAGGATGCATTTCAGAAAGTGCTAGACAAGTCACCAGAGAAGTACTTGGACTTATTGTCAAAGTATATGCAATACTTTATACCAAAAAAGACAGAGCAAGACATTAAGGCAGAAGTGTCAGGTACATTTGATTTTAATGAAGCTATAAAACGATTGAGAGGTGATAAATAGTAAGTACCTAGTACTAGACAATGATAGCAGGTATTTCATTGTAACAGGTGGGCGTGGTAGTGGAAAGTCTTTTTCTATTAACACGCTTCTCTGTTTAATGACTGCACAGTCTGGTCACGTTATACTATTTACTCGTTATACGTTGCGCTCTGCTAGTATCTCCATCATCCCTGAGTTCTTAGAAAAGATAGAGTTGTTAGGTATGCAGTCTCAGTTCAAGGTAACAAAAGATGAGATAATCAATATAACCTCGGGCAGTAGGATATTGTTTAGAGGTATAAAGACAAGCTCAGGGAACCAAGTGGCAAGCCTAAAGAGTTTACAGGGTGTAACTACGTGGGTACTCGATGAAGCGGAAGAGCTAGTAGATGAGAAAACGTTTGACACTATTGATCTATCAGTAAGGCAAAAAGGTATTCAGAATAGGGTTATAATGATAATGAATCCTACCACAAAAGAGCATTTTATTTATCAACGATTCTTTGAAGGCAAGGGAGTGCAGGAGGGAACCAACGGAACAAAGGGAGATACAACGTACGTACATACCACCTATTTAGATAATGAGGAAAACCTAGCCGAGTCATTCTTAAACCAGATTAAAGAGATACGAGAGAGAAGACCTAAGAAGTATAAGCACCAAATACTGGGAGGTTGGTTAGACAAAGCCGAGGGTGTTATATTTGAGAACTGGAATATAGGAGAGTTTAAACACGTAGCTAAGTCAGTATTCGGTCAGGATTATGGATTCTCTGTAGACCCTACCACATTAGTAGAGACAAACATAGACACTAACAACAAATGTATCTATCTAAAACTGCACTACTATAAGCCCAACTTAACTACAAGCCAGATAGTAGAACTCAATAAACGCTTTGCAAAGGATAGTTTGATAGTGGGAGATAGTGCAGAGCCTCGGCTTATTACGGAGATGCAAGCACACCCTAATAACCTTAACATACTTCCAGCAGTAAAAGGGCAGGGGAGCGTCACGCATGGGATAACACTAATGCAAGACTACGACTTAATTGTTGACCCTGACAGTACAGAGCTAATCAAAGAGCTTAACAATTACTCATGGATGGAAAAGAAGTCTAGCACTCCTATAGATGATTACAACCACGCTATTGATGCAATAAGATACGCTGTAACTTATCAACTAGAAAACCCAAACAGAGGGAAGTATTTTGTTTATTAGTTTAACACACTTTACGCTTTCTTACGTTATATTAATATGAAAGCAAAAATAGTAGTACCAACCTCTTTAAGTGAGATAACCCTAGGGCAATATCAACACTTTCAGTCTGTAGCAAAGAACTTCGAGGAGGACAAGCACAACGAGTTTCTTAAACAGAAGATGCTAGAGATATTCTGTAACGTAGAACTAGCAAAGGTACTCTTCATTGAAAAGAAAGCAGTACAGGACATCTCAGGACGTATTAACCAACTATTTACGGGGAACTACGAACTGAAAAGAACATTCGAGATTGATGGGGTTAAGTTTGGCTTCATTCCTAATCTAGACAAGATCACTCAGGGGGAGTATATGGACTTAGATACTTACTTCACAGATTGGAAGCAGATGCATAAGGCTATGGCGGTTCTGTTTCGTCCTATAATCTCAGAGCGTAAAGATAACTATGAAATAAGAGACTACAAAGGCACAGATGAATTTGCAGAGCTTATGAAGTTCACTCCTTTAGACGTTGCCTTAGGTGCTTATGTTTTTTTTTATCGTTTAGGAAACGACTTATTAAGCAGTACTCTAAACTTTTTGCAGGAGGAGGCGAAGGAGGTGGTCTCTCAATGGGCGCACAATTCCAAAGTAAGTGGGGATGGTATCACTCAATATATCGACTCGCTGGGGGAGAAATACTCAGCTTTGATAAAGTCACAAGCGAACCCCTTCACAAGTGCCTTACATTTCTCACCTATGAAATAGAAAAAGACAAGGTAGAGCAGAACGAACTAAAGAAAACACTCAATAGATAATGCAAGCATATTACAACGTACTAACAACCCTCAAAGCTCAATTAGAAGCTGACGAGTTTGTGACCACAGTTACACAGGGGGATATATTCGACATAGACCTAAACAAGCAGACATTATTCCCTTTGTCTCATATAACTATAAACGATACGCGCAAGAAAAAGAACGTACTAGAGTTTAGTGTTACCCTTTTGTGTATGGATATTGTAGACAAGTCTAAGGATGAAACCACAGACATCTTTAGAGGTAATGATAACGAGCAAGACGTATTGAATACGCAATTAGCTGTAGGTCTTCGCTTAATGGAGGTACTAGAACGCGGGGACTTTAAACAGTTCCAAATGAGGGGAGAGCCTAGCTTTGAGCCTTTCACTGAGAGGTTTGAGAATTATATGGCGGGCTGGGCTGTTACGTTTACAGTAGTAGTACCTAATACCATGCTATCCTGTGACGCTGTGGTGTTACCTAGCGCGTGTAAGGAGGCTAGTTACTTAGTAGAGTATGCAAACGGAACTTTGATTGAAAGCGGAACTATTCCAAGCGGTGGCACTAAAACAGTTACCGTTCCGAATTGCCCCGTTGTAGAAGATGCTACCTGGACGTTAAAAGATGCAGATGGTAACGTATTAAACACGGGTACAATCCCAAGTGGAGGAACTGCAGATATAACCGCGCCAAGTGCAAGCGTAAACAACAGCGATTCAAGCTATACAGCGAGCGTTTTGAGTGACGGTAGCCTATCTTTACCTAACTCACAGATAAACGTTAACAGCGTAGACCAAGGGGACGTTGTAAGCGTTAAAACAATAGACGTAAATCTAACCGATAGTAGCGGAACGGTAACGCCTGACAGTATAACGTTAACGGGCAATACGGTTGCTATTACCTTACCTGATAGTAACCCCGCAGCCGTTGGGGCAACCTTACCAAAAACAGGGCAAACAACCTCATACGCCACAAACGATGACGGAGATTTGCAAGCGGGCAGGGCTACGGACGCTTTCACGCTAGGGGTTAACAATCCTTTTTCCAATACAAATAGATACACGGACGAGATAGGGGGGCAAACTTATACTAATGACATTGTAATTGATTGGATGACATACGATGTCGTTGCGGGAACTGTCTTGGGATATTATAGAACAGCTGGGGGTGCGGACATCTGGTCTGACGCTGTATCTAACGCGGCAACAACTTCAGTAGGAACTTTTACTTCTGGCTGGAGACTAACCAACATGAACGAAGGTATGAACTTACAAAAAGCAGGATTTTCACGCGCTTTTAGTTGGTCGCCATTCAATCAACCAGCTACAAATGACAGATATTGGACGAGTACAACACCAATACCAGGTTCGGGACAGCCTTATTTCATACAATCTCAATACGGGGGAGGTAATGTACCAACCAGCCAATCTTATAAATGGTTTGCGTGTAGAACATTTACAGTAACAGGAACAATACTAACATAAAAACATGGCAACTTACAAATTTCCACAATTCAACGTAGAGATAACAAATCCTACAATCACAGTACACCCCACTGACATTAAAGTGGATGCAATTAACAACACTATATCACTAAGCGTAACATTGGAGGTGTTTGATGCTAAGTTTGGGGTGTTACTAGAAGATATCCCAGTAGACAACCTTAACTGGGAAGGGGAAACTAACCTAATGGAGAGAGCGCTACAAGGGCTATCACAGTACGAGGTTTAGTGAAGGAGGTACAGGAAATATTAAACAAGTTCGCGAAGACAGTGGTAACACAGTCTAAGAGAAACCTAACTGTAAAAGGTAAGGGAGGGGGTGCGCTTCACAAGTCTATAAAGTACGATTTAGAAGTAGGTCCTAATAGCTTCTCTCTTGACTTTATTATGGAGGAATACGGCAACTATGTCGACAAGGGTGTGAAAGGTGCTAAGAATGCATCTAAAGCGCCTAAAAGTCCATTCAGATTTGGTAGTGGTAGAGGAAAGAAGGGGGGACTAACCAAAGGCATTGATAAGTGGGTGCGTAAAAAGGGTGTTCAGTTCAGAGACAGAAAAACAGGGCGTTTTCTTTCGTATGATGGTACTGCCTACATTATAAGGCGATCAATATGGAATACAGGCATCAAACCGTCCATGTTCTTTACGAAGCCATTTGAAAAGCATTTCCGCAAACTACCCGATGAAATGAAAGAGAGGTTCGCCCTAGACGTTGAAAAATTTATAGAGCATACATTAAAAGAATTTAATAAATAATGGCAGCAGATACGATAGCAAGAGTGAGGAGCCCTTATATAGTTAGTATATTGGGAACGCTAAACGACACAACAAAGGTAGAGTTGTTTATTTGGAACGGTTCGGGCAGTATACCCGTAAACCCTAGTTACACGCTAGAGAAACCTATAATTTCAAATGCAGTAGGAAAAGCTCAATACGATGTGAGCCCGTACATTAGAGAGTTTATATCTCACGACACCTATACGGAGACAAACGTACAAGCTATCACCAACATCTCTGAGTACTGCTTTTGTAATATTAAATCCTACAAGAATGGAGTACTACAAACGGGAGGCGGGGCATACACTGAGGAGTTGATTTGTATTGACGGTTACGGCTACCACGAGGAAGGGCAAAACCCACCAACTGCGCAGGGGGTTTTCTTGGATCAAGGAACGTATCTGATAAGCGATACTGGAAACCCTGGAGGGATATTCCGTACAGATGTGGGGACAGTTGGAACTTGGTCAGTGCTTTACACAGGGCAAACTACGGGGGGTACTGTAACGTTTAACCTATCCGCGGGAGAGTCTTATATACCTTACACTTACGCACCATTAACGCAGGAACCTGTAAAAGTAGAGGTTAAACTTGGCGGGGTTACTCAATTCACATATAATTTTATACCAACGTGTGAAGATAAGTATACAGTACACAACTGCGATTTTGTGAATAAGTACGGAGTATGGCAGAGAGTGGTATTTTTTAAAGCTAGTCGTAAAAACTACGAGATGAGCAATACTTCTTACAACCTAATGCCAGCAGATACGAACTACGACACTACAGAGGCACGAAAGAGAGTGTTTAACGTGAATGGTGTAGATAAAATAACTGTTAACACTGGATGGGTTGAAGAGTCTTATAGTGATGTTATTAAACAACTAATAAACAGCGAGACTATCAAGCTAGATAACAAGCCTGTTAATATTTTAACAAAGAGCATAGAATTACAAGAGGGAATAAACAAAAATAACATCAATTATACCCTTGATTTTGAATACGCTTATAACGCTATAAACTACAATATCTAATGGAGTTTAACGCACAGATATACGCAAAAGATGGCAGCGATTTCGTTCTATTAGACTTGTTTAAGGATGAGAAGATAGAGCTTAAATCCAGCGTGCAAGATATTAGCGACATTAGTGAGGTATTTACAGACTTCTCTAAGGATTTCACTATTCCAGCTTCCAAGACTAACAACGGAGTATTTAAACACTACTATAATAACGATCTGGACCAGTTTAACGCCAATATTAGAATTGATGGTATTATAGAAATAAACGGGACACCATTCAGAAAGGGCAAGATTCAGCTAGAGAGTGCAGAGATTAAAAGCAACCAAGTTGAGAGCTACAAAGTTAGTTTCTATGGCGATAATGTTTCTTTAAAGGATAAATTTGGAGATGACAAATTAAAGGATTTAAATTACACTACTATTGCTACCACTTATAGCGGGTCAACGGTTGAGAATAGTATCACTGACACCGCCGACTTAGATGTTAGATTTCCGTTAATATCTAGTGAAAGGGTTTGGACTTATGCGGATGGAGCATCTACAGACATAACACAAGTAGGTACGCCCCTAGCATGGACTGAGTTGTTCCCTGCGGTGAAGGATAAAAGCATATTTGACATCATAGAATTCCAGTATGGGGTGCAGTTTGTAGGTAATTTCTTAACAGATAAGAGGTTTACTAACTCTTTTACATGGTGGAAAAATAGACAAGAGGCTGAATTTCTCTCTCAGCCATTTAACTTGACATTTGATTTTACAGGTATTGCAGATGTTACAAAGGCTACCTATGAACACCTAGACGAGCCTAACGAGATTAATATTGTAGGGTTCGATATTAGTTCTGAGTACAGTTCTTTCATTACTGACTTTATTACAGGTCAATACTTGAATGTTAAGATAAAAGTAGATAACCTAAGCAACTCATCACCTTTCTTTATTGATGTTTATAAGAATGGGGTTTTGTTTAACTCGTTTGAGCAACTTGTAGATGGTTCTTATGTTCAGGTGGTTAATGAATTCCTAGTTATTAGTAACGCCTTCCAGTCTTTAGATGATGTTTACGAGTTCAAGGTGCGTACAACGGGGGCAGCGACATTTGACTATGATATACAGTATAATTTTGGGTTTGATGATGTAGAGATAAATACTCCGAACCCTAACGTTATCACAGCGCAACCAGCGGGGGGTGAGTCTTATACTTTCTCAAGTACTTCGGGTTCTACATCTTCTAACTTTGATTTCAACACAACTGCGCCAGATATTGCTGTGCTAGATTGGTTTAAAGGTACGTTGAAACAGTTTAACCTAACTTGTTACCCTACAGCTAATGATAATGAGTACCAGATCGAGCCACTACAGGACTACTACCAAGGCGGGGAAGAGGTTATAATAACGCCCTATGTAGATACGGATTCTATAGAGGTTTCACGTCCTAAACTTTACAATGAGTTAGTTTTCTCTTGGCAGGAATCAAAGAGTTTTTTAAATAAAGACTTTAAAGAGGCTTATGAGCGTCAGTACGGAGGGCTTAGAGAGACTTTTCCAGATTACGATGGGGGTAAATATGAGGTGAAGCTACCATTTGAGACACTGCTATTTAATAACGTAGACACGACTAACGGAAATTTAATGCTCGGTTATTCACTGACAGAAAGCCCAGATTATAAGCCATACATACCAAAGCCCGTAAAACTGTATCTAGGAGAGCAATTAGTGCCTGTCTACTTCTTTTTTGATGATGGTACAGGGGGAACTTTGAAGAATGATTATATGCCTTTTGGTTCTGAGGTTACGCATAACAGCATACGCTACGCTTCAAACTTCGGGCAAGAGCAAAGTGTATTAGATTTAGCACCTTTAGAGAATAGCTTGTACCGTACATACTATCAACCTTACCTAGTAAACTTATTCAATAGCAAAACTAGAGTTGTCAAACTAAAAGCAAAGCTGCCGATGAGTATGCTCACACGTTTAACGCTTGACGATGCTATAGTGGTTAGGGATAAAAAGTACAGGATCAACGATATGACTACAGACCTTACTACAGGAGAGATTCAGCTAGTACTTATATCTGACTTCATAGTGCCTAGACGTAAGTTCATACTAAATAATGTCCCTAGCGGAGAAGGTGATATAGTTATTCCTATTAAACCACCAAAGGGAGGTACTATCTCAATAGAATCTGTGAGTGGCAAAACTTTCTCTACAAGCTCAATAACACTACCAGCAACGGGGGAGGGGGAGCAAAATTGGACATTAACACAACCAGAAAACATAGACGGTGCAGCTAGACAGGAAGAGTACTTACTGACAGGTGTGAACTCTGACGGTAGTACAGCATACGAGCAAACAATAATAATAGAGCAAGCGACATGATAGAGATGATTTTTGAAATGCTACACCTAACCAACCACTACGGTAAAAGTGAAGCGATAGAAACAGCCAAAGGGAAGTACGCACTCCCTAAAGATTGGAAAGAATTAAAAGAAAAAGCTAAAAGACACAAGGAATGGCAGAAGAAGTAGTTATAGATTTAAACGTAAATAGCAGCCAAGCAATTAAAAGCCTTGATAAGTTCGGGCTTACTGTGGAGGGTTTAAAAGAGTCAGAAGTAGAGCCGTTGACGTTTGCTATAAGTGAATTGGAAGATAAACTCTATGAAATGTCAGCAGCGGGAAAAAGTGGCACGAAGGAGTTTAGAGACATGGCTAAAGAAGTTGGACGCCTAAAGAAAACCGTCTTAGATACTGACGCAGTAGTAGATGGATTCGCAGAGGGTGTAGGCACTTCTTTAGGTGGTGCTATAGAGGGTGTGGCTGGGGCTTTCTCCATTGCTCAAGGTGCTTTAGGTGCTTTCGGAATGGAGGGAGACAAAGTAGAGGAGGCTATGCTTCGCGTTCAGTCAGCTATGGCAATTGCGCAGGGCATCCAATCTGTAAGAACAGGTATTCAATCCTTTAAAGCGTTGAGAGCGTCCATCATGGCTACTACTGTAGTTCAAAAAGTGCTTAATGTGGTAATGTCTTTAAACCCTATTGGACTAATCATTGCTGGGGTTGTTGCTTTGGGTGCTGCTATCTACGCTTTGTGGGGGCCAATTAAGCAGTTCTTACAGTTCCTAGGAATAATGGAAGATGATGCTATCGACGTAGCAGCAGCGCATAAGAAAATAACGGCTGAATATGAGGCTCAGTTGAAAGCGATGAAGGCGCTACAGAAACAACGTGAGGCAGACCATAAGCACGAAATGTCACGCCTAGAACGTCGCCACAAGCGCATGATTGAAACCATGGAGGAAGAAGGGGCAAGCCATGAGGAAATTACAGCGGAGATGCGCCGACAAACAGAAGAACGTTTTAAGGCTGAAAGCGAGGGCTTAAAAAAATCACAAGAAGAAAGGAAGAGTGAGTATAACTTAAACCTTGACACCATACGAAGAGAGCGGGCACAATACAAAGAGGCTAAACGACAAGGCGAATACGATAAAGCGCGTGAAATTAAAGATTCAATAAATAAGAAAAAAGAAGAGAACAGGGGCTTGCTTTTTGAAATCCGCAACCATCAAAAGAACGTTGAAAACCTAACAGAAGACCACGTAGATAGACTTGACGAGATTGAAGATCAGGCTAGGCAAAAAGAAGAGCAACGACAGCGTGAAGCGTTAAGCCGTTACAAGGATTACCTAAACAATAAACTCGAAGCACGCAGACGGATTGAGGATTTAGAAACGGAGTTAATAAAAGATGAGAACGAAAGGCGATTGGAAGAACTTCGGCTAAGTTTTGAGCGTGAAGTAGAGGAAACTAAAAAGAAAACTACAAACAAAGAACAGCAAGAAAGACTAATCACTCTACTTACTGAAAAATACACCCGTGAGCGTGGTGAGATTACGCGAGTAATTGAGGCGGAGCAAGAGGAACTAAATCGCCCAATGCGTATGCGTGCCGTAACCGAGCATAAGGAGATGGAGTTAGCGAAAACGCAATACACCACTGAGGGCTTGAAAGAAAGACAAGACAAACGAGATCAGGACGCAGAACAAGAAAGACAATTAAACGAACAAAAGGTCAACATATCCCAACAATCACTAACAGCTATAAACGACCTAGTTCAAGCGTTTGCAGGTGAAAATGAAAAGGCACAACGCAGAGCATTTAACGTTAACAAGGCAGTAGGTATTGCACAAGCGGTTATAAACACGGCTAAAGCGATTACAAAAGTATTTGCAGAAACTACCGATTTTACACCTACTCAATCGTTGAGAATTGCTAACGCGGTTTCTATTGGTGTTGCTGGTGCTGCACAAGTTGCCACAATTGCACGAACACAGTTTCAAGGTGGCGGAGGTGCAAGTGGTGCAGGGGGTTCTATCAGTGTACCTTCTGTAAGTGCAGTAGCGCCTACGTTTGACAATATTGGAGATACAGGAGTGAACCAACTAGCGCAGACACTAGGACAGCAAGGTAAGCAACCATTGAAAACTTACGTAGTATCTGGAGATGTTACAAGTGCGCAAAGTTTAGACCGTAAGAAGATACAAAATAGTACACTTTAAAACAAAAGGGGAGAACGCCAATCCTCCCCTTTATAAATCAACCCTAGTTAATAAATAAAATAATTGATGCAAATATACAAATTTTACGTTTAATTAATATGGAAAAACTACAAGAAATTGAATTGACTATAAAAGATGCCGCTGAGCACGGTGTTTTTGCCATCTCATTAGTAGAGGAGCCTGCTATTGAAGAGGATTTCATAGCACTATCTAAGCACAACGAAATTAGATTAAAGGTAGTAGATGAGGAGCGAAGGGTTGTAGTGGGTTACGCACTAGTGCCAGATAAGCGCATTTATCGAAAGATGAAGCCTAAAGGGGCGAAAGAGCCTGTAGAGTTCAATATTTACTTCTCAAAAGACACCATTGCGGAGACTCAGGAGCTTTACATGAGGAAGCTAAACAACAACAACGTGACAGCAGACCACGAACGACCTGTGAAAGATTGTACCGTTATCGAATCATGGATCACAGAAGATGCTACACACGATAAAATCAACCTATTCAACGTAGAGCCTATCGTTGGAGGTTGGGCTGTTATGATGAAGATCAACAACGACGAAGAGTGGAAAGCGGTTAAAGATGGTGAGTACAAAGGTTTTTCTATTGAGGGGCTTTTTGACGGCTTTGAGCAACTGAAATTTCAAGAGCAAAAACCAACCGAAGAAGATGTTATTAACCAACTAATTAAAATACTAGAGAATGCCTAGTGGAGACTTACCCTCTTATGTAAGGTACAAAGATATAAGTTCTCCCGTGGGGGATGAGTTTGTCTATCTTGATTCTCCTGTAGATAATATACCTAGACGAATATCCATAGAGGACTTAGGCTCTAGTTCTTTTGGAACTTTGGAAAACAGAATAGTTGTAAATCAAGCAAACGTAGCAACTACGCTAGGTGGTACAATAGACAGTACAAAACAGTATTTTATAGATGGCTCTATTGATATGTCAGGGGTCACGGTTACTGTTCCAAGTACAGGGATTTTTATAAAGGGTTACAATCTTGACTTGTCTTTTCTCACCTGTTCGGATAATAGCTATGTTATGTTTGACGGTGCAACGGCAGGGAACGTATTTTTTCAAGATGTTACACTAACAACTTCGGGAACAGCTTCACAGGTTTTTGATCTTACAGACGCTACTGGATTCAACGCAGTTGAGTTGGTTCGTGTAAATTTTAACGACTGTACAGCTATCGGAGAATTAAACGGATATAGACAAGGACTAGAACTAAACACAGGGCGTTTTGGTGGCACGCCTGAAATGACACTTTCAGGAACTTGGGTAGGTGGCTACTTTATTAATACGTCAATTGTTCGAGGTTTAACAGATGGAGGCTATACGCTATACAAAGCGGGTACAGGGTTTGCAATGAATAGTAGATTCAGAACTAATCAAAATATAGATTTACCAGCATCAGCATCATTTTTTGATTTTGCACCAAGTAATTTTGTTAACCCTTCAACAGTTCAGGTACAGGGCGCACTAGTTTCGCGTAGTGGTGTTTTTGATGCTACTGACACAAACATTACCCCAAACATTACACAGGCAGACTTAAAAAGTTCATGGAGTGATAATGTAGGTATGCGAAATACTTTTGAAGGTGGGAAACTAACACTTTCAACAGAAACAACAACCGTATTGTCAGGGGGTAGTTATTCAACGATTGCGGGTACTTGGACAGCTTCAAATTTAGAGCATTTTGACAATCCAAGCGGAGGGGAATTGAGGCACCTAGGAACTTCGCCAAGGGAGTATAAATGTATAGTTAACTTCATTATTGAAGGAGGTCAAAACGATGACATTGGAATAAGAGTAAGAAAATGGGATGACAGTGCAAGCGCATTTGTGGACGGTACAGAGGTCAGGAGACAAATTAACAGTTTTGTTGGTGGGCGTGATGTTGCTTTTTACAATTTTAGCTTTAGCGTTGAACTTGACCAGAACGATTATATTTTCTTTCAGGTAAGAAATAACACTGACAACACCAATACAACATTAGAGATAGATTCTGATTTTGTAATTGAAGAAAGATAAAAAAATGGCAAAGAAAAAGAAAGGCAAATACAGCCCAAAACTAACAGCAGAAGAGTATAAAGAGCTAACAGGTCAAGGATTTGGCTCTCTAGTTAATCAAAGCACAAGCGTTATTAATAACACTAACGCAGGGCGAAATATTACAGGGACTCATGGATAAAAAAAGTGAGAAAAAACACAAAAGTTTTTTTTTACGTTATATAAGTGTACAAATAGTTAAATATTAATATGAAAAGTATAAGAAGCAGAGTACTATCTTTTATGCCTAAAGAGGAAACAGTAGAACTACAAGCAGAACAAATTGAGTTGGGTTTAGCTCAAGATTTGGAAAAGGCTGTTTCTGATGTTAAGTCCTTGTTAAAGGATATGCGCTCTCTAGGAGATGAGGCTAGAAGCAAAAGAAGCGATTATTTTTCTAAAATAAGAGAGATATATAAAGAGGCTCAGTCTTTAGAGAAGGAGTTAAGCAGTAAGGCTAAAACTATAGAATCTAGCGTTGATAAAAAACAAAAATTAGTAAGCAAAGCGAAAAAAGCAGCTAAAGATTTAGGTATCAATGATTCAATTCTAGGTGTTGAAAAATTAGAAAAATCTATTTCCGCATTTAACATGATAACAGAGGATGAGGTTGGAGATATTAAAAATATAACATACAACATTCCTAACATTTAAACATATGAAAACGCAACTAAGTAAACTAGACCAAGTGAAAAAAGTGCTTGGAATGAATATCGAATTAGCAGAGATGAAGCTGGAGGACGGTGTTACCGTTATTGAAGCTGAAACTTTCGAGGCTGGGCAGACAGTGGCAGCAGTTTCAGACGATGACCAGCGCATCCCATTAGTAGAGGGAGAATACAAACTAGAAGACGGGAAAATTCTAGTAGTAAAAGAAGAGGGCGTAATTGCTGAAATCAAAGAAGAAAGCGCAGAAGAGGAAGCACCAGCAGCACCAGAAGCAGAAGAAGCAGAGGAAGAGGTTGCAGCGTCTGAAGCACCTACACAAGCTCCAGTAGCTAAGAAGGTTGTGGAGTCAGTATCTAAAGAAACGCACTTCTCAGCAGAAGAGAAAGAGGCTTTAGAGAATGAGATTACAGAGCTTAAAGCGCAGATTGCTAAACTTTCTAAAGTAGAGGAAGAAACTCAAGAGGAAGAGGTAGAGCTTGCTAAAGCTATCACACCAAACCCAGAGAGCAAAGAAGAGGTTAAACTAACACGTTTAGCACCTAATAAAAAGGCTGGTATTTCTAGTCGAGTATTATCGCACATTAACAAATTCAAATAATAACTAATTTTTTTTTAAAGATGGCTACAACTACATCTATTACAACAACTTACGCAGGTGAAAAAGCTGCGGGCTATGTTTCTGCTGCTCTATTGAGCGGAGACACTCTTTCACGCGGATTGATTGAGATTAAACCAAACGTAAAATACAAGCAAGTATTGAAGCGTGTTTCTACTGATGACATTCTAAAAAATGCAGGGTGTGACTTTGATGCAACTTCTACAGTTACTTTGGATGAGCGCACGCTAACTCCTGAATCTTTCAAAGTTAACCTACAACTTTGTAAAGAAGATTTTCGTAGTGATTGGGACGCGATCGAGATGGGTTACTCTGCACACGATGAGCTTCCTAAATCTTTCGTAGATTTTATTATTGCATACGCAGCGGAGAAAGTGGCAGCTAAGACTGAAACTAACCTATGGTCTGGCGTTAATGCTAACAACGGAGAGTTTGACGGGTTCGAAACTTTGTTGACTACAGACGCTAACTTGCCAGCAGCGCAAGAGGTAACAGGTACTACTATTACAGCGGCTAACGTTGTGGCTGAAATTGCAAAAGTAGTAGACGCAATTCCTAACCGATTATTTAAAGAGGACCTTTGCATCTATATTCCTATCTCTGTATATCGTTTGTATGTACGCGCTCAGGCTGCACTTGGATTCGTTGACCGTTTCAACAACCAAGATATGGGTGAGAACGTAATGTTTGACGGTATCAAATTGGTAGTATGTCCTGGAATGTCAGACGATACAATGATCTGTACAGTAAAAGGAAACTTCTACTTTGGTACTGGTTTACTTTCTGACCACAACGAGGTAAAAGTTATCGACATGTCAGATGTTGACGGTTCAGATAACGTTCGTTTGGTTATGAAAATGACAGCAGCAGTACAGTACGCATTCTCTGAGGACGTAATTACTTACGGAATCACAAACGCAGCTAACTAAGATTAATTAACTAATTGCAAAGAGGGTGGGCTTACTGCCTGCCCTTTTTTAATACTAAAAACTTTTAAATTATGTCATGTGATATTACAGCA